AATGATATGAATACCATTATTAATAAACATAATGAATCAGCAGGTTGGAATTTTGATTTAGTTGAATTTGAACCTTTTCAATATACAATATATGAAGAAGGAGATCATTACGATTGGCATATAGATTCTCATACTAAACCATATGATAATGGTTTCATTAGAAAGATAAGTTTCACATTGATTTTAAATGAAGACTATGAAGGAGGCGAGTTTGAATTAGCTACTCCAACTCCTAAAGGTAATAATCAAAATCAAAAATTTACAGGTAAATTTACAACAGGTACAATTATATCTTTTCCATCATTTGTTTGGCATAAAGTACATAAGGTTACCAAAGGAACAAGAAAGGTTTTAGTTGGTTGGATCGTTGGTCCGTCTTTTGCATAATGTCAATAGTTAAATACCTAATAGTTGATAAGGTTGACGAGGTCTATATTAAGATAGAGGCCGACGCTGCTATACGTAGAGAATTATCAGAGTATTTTTGCTTTGAAGTTCCAGGTTATAAGTTTACTCCTGCATATCGTAACAGAGTATGGGATGGAAAAATAAGATTATTCTCATATGCAACTGGACAAATCTATGCTGGCTTATATCCTTACATATTAAAGTGGTGTGAAGATAATAAAGTACAAATTGTAGATGGTGCAAAGATAAAAGATGTAGAAGTTGATGAAAAGAAAGTAGATGGTTTTTTAAAGGCACTTAAAATACCAATGGAAATAAGAGACTATCAAAGAGACGCATTTATATATGCTACTAGAAAGAATAGATGTCTTCTATTATCTCCAACTGCCTCTGGTAAGTCACTAATAGTATATCTAATGGTACGATTCAATATGTTAAGACTTAAACCGAATAAGAAAAAAGTACTTATTATAGTGCCAACAACATCACTAGTAGAACAACTGTTTAAAGATTTTGCCGATTATGGTTGGACACCAGAGAAAAACGTACATAGAATATATCAAGGACATGACAAAGATACAAACAAAGACGTTATAATATCAACATGGCAATCAATATACAATCAACCAAAAGCATGGTTTAAACAGTTTGGTATGGTCATAGGAGACGAAGCACACTTATTTAAGGCAGTTTCACTTACAAAAATACTTACTAAATTAGATAAATGTAAGTACAGAGTTGGCTTAACAGGTACATTAGATGGAACAAAAACACATAAACTAGTGTTAGAAGGACTTTTTGGTACTGTAAATAAGGTTATAACTACAACAGAATTACAAGAGAATAAACAACTAGCAGATTTAAAAATTATATGTTTAGTATTGCAACACGACAAAGAGGTCAGGCATACTATGAAAGATAAGACTTATCAAGAAGAAATGCATTACTTGGTTGCTAATGAAAAGAGAAATAAGTATATTAGAAACTTGGCGATTAATCTAAAAGGTAATACATTATGTTTATTTCAATACGTAGAAAAACATGGCGAAATATTAAAAACTCTAATACAAGAAAAGGCAGAGGATAGAAAAGTATTCTTTGTACATGGTGGAGTTGAAACAGAGGACAGAGAAGCTATAAGATTTATTACAGAAAAATCAGATGACGCTATTATTGTTGCAAGTTATGGAACATTTAGTACAGGTATAAATATCAAGAATTTACACAACATTATTTTTGCAAGTCCTAGTAAGTCACGTGTAAGAAATTTACAATCAATTGGTAGAGGTTTAAGATTAAAGGATAATAATTCAGCTGCGACCTTATATGATATAGCAGATGACATAAGTTATAATGGAAAAGAGAATTATACATTGGCACACTTTAGAGAACGGATAAATATTTACAATGGTGAAGATTTTAATTATGAGATACACAATATAGAATTGAAATGATTTCAGATCAAGATTTTAGATTTTTATTAAAAGAAAGTCGTTATGCTAAAAAGATATTAGAAATAGGTACCGGTACAGGTAAAAGTACAACTGCTTTAATAACAAACAGAGCAGAGGTGCATACTATTGATAAAGACAATGTGTTTGAGTATATTGGTATAGAAGATAAGATACACGGATACCATTGTAAAAGCTCTGATTATTGGAAACTGTACAATGTTAGAGATTTTGATTTTGTATTTGTTGATGGTTCAATTGACGCTTATGATTGTGAGGAAATATTAAAAAGAACTACAAATCATTTTAAAATTATTTTCCATGATTATTTGCCTAACGAAGAAAAAGACCCTGGCAGAAACAAAGGTTGGTATAATATGAAAGTATTTAAAGAAACATCGTTTTTAAATTATGACATGACAACAAAGACTGGTGGTACTCATTGTGTATTGGCAGAGCTAAATAAAGATAAATAAATAATAGGAAAAATAAGATGGAAAATAACATTAAGATAATTAAATTAGTAAATGGTGATGATATTGTTTGCGATTTACCTATTGGTGCCAAACAATTACATACCTCTAACAAATCTATTAGTATTGTAAAACCTTTACTAATTAAATACGTTCCTCAAATCACCGTTTCCGGATTTAAGGATTACATTGCATTAATAAGATGGACTGCTTACACCAACGATGTTAAGATAACTATTCCAAAAGATAAGATAATGACCATCACAAATGCCAATAGTAGTATGACACAGAGTTATATGGGAGTTGTTGATGAATATAATGACATACCAATGGTAGATAATAATAAACAGAAACCCATGATTAAGTTTTCCAGTGGTGAGAATAAAAAGATTAACGAGATATTTGATGAAGATTATGATGATGATGAAGAAGGAACAATCCATTAAAGGACGCTGGTACTCCAAGCCTCCTTATCAAACGGCTACACCGTTCATTATACATATAATTCACCGAAAGTCAATGTTAGGATTTAGTAATTGAAACTAAATTTTTGAGAGGCGGGTCTAGCTCATTGGTAGAGCGAATCGTTGCCAACGATTAGGTAGAGGGTCCGATTCCCTTGACCCGCTCCAAATGTCTTAAAACATTGACAATTAAGAAAAAATATAGTATATTAATATTATGAATAACAAACAAAAAAAAGAACATTACGTAAATAATAAAGAGTTCTTGGTGGCCATGATTGCGTACAGAAAAGCTGTACGTAGAGCAATAAGATTGAAAGAGCCTAAACCAATGGTGGGTAACTACCTTGGCAGTTGTTTTTTAAAGATTGCGAATCATCTTTCATACAGACCTAATTTTATAAACTACACATTTAAAGACGATATGATATCAGATGGTATTGAAAACTGTTTACAATATCTTGACAACTTTGATGGTAAAAAATCAAATAATCCTTTTGCTTACTTTACTCAAATAATCTACTATGCATTTATTAGAAGAATACAAAAAGAGAAAAAGCAAGTTACAATTAAACACAAACTGATAAGTAAATCTAATCTAGATGACTTTGCTCTACAGCCAGGTGAAGACCGAGAGTTTAAGAATCAGATGACGGAATACTTACAGAAAAATTTACCTATGGATTCACAAGAAAAGATTGCTGAAGAAATAGTTAAATCTAAAAAGAAACGTAAACCTAGAAAGAAGACAAGCACTTTAGATTATTTTTTAAGTTAAGTCAAGTATGAAGATAGCATTACTAAACGATACTCATTTTGGTTGCCGTAACGATTCTCCACACTTCATCAATTATCAGAATAGATTTTATGATGAACTATTTTTTCCCTATTTAATAGAGAATAAGATAGATACATTAGTACATTTAGGAGATGTCGTTGATAGACGTAAGTTTATAAACCACAATACAGCACACAATTTCAGACTGAAATTCTGGAATAGATTACAAGAATTAAATATTGATACTCATGTTATATTAGGTAACCATGACACCTATTATAAGAATACAAATGAAGTCAATGCCATACAAAACTTAAATCTAGGGCCTGATATAAAAATATATACAAGAGCAACCGAAGTAAATATTGGTGGTTTAGATATGTTGTTTATACCTTGGATTTGTGACGATAATAGAGAAGATACTATCTTTCAGATTGATAACTCTACATCACAAATTGCAATGGGTCATTTAGAAGTAAAAGGTTTTGAAATGCATAAAGGAGTTATGAACGAACACGGATTTGAAAGAGAACACTTTAGAAGATTTGAAAAAGTATTATCAGGACACTTTCACAAGAAGTCAGATGATGGCCAGATATTCTATCTAGGTACACAATATCAAATTATGTGGTCAGACTATAACTGTCCTAAAGGATTTCATACATTTGATACAGACACCAGAGAGTTAGATAGAATAGAAAACCCTATGCCTATATTTAAAAAATTGGTATATGATGATACTAAAACAAACTATGATGGTTTAGATTTAAAAGATTATGAAAACTGTTTCGTAAAGCTATTTGTATCTCAAAAAACTGATACTGATATGTATGGTAGACTAGTTGAAAGATTTTATAATAACGCAAACGTACACGAATTAATTATTAATGAAGATACAAATGATATTACTCAAACAGTAAGAGCAGACATTTTAGATTCAGGAGAAGATACGTTGACCTTTCTAGGTAACTATATTGATCAGATAGACACAGATTTAGATAAACATAAACTAAAAGAGTTTGCTAAAGAGCTATACACGGAGGCCAATGAGTGATAGTATTTAAAAATATTAAATATAAAAACTTTCTATCTACAGGTAACACACCGATAGATATAGATTTAAATAAATCACATACTACATTAATTGTAGGTCAAAATGGTTCAGGTAAATCAACACTACTAGACGCCCTTTGTTTTGTTTTATTTAATAAACCATTTAGAATTATTAAGAAAGAGCAAATAGTAAATTCAATAAACAATACAGAAACTATTGTTGAAATAACCTTTGATGTTGGTACAAAAGAATTTAAAATAATACGTGGTATCAAACCTAATATATTTGAGATATATTGTGACGGAGAGTTATTAAATCAGGACGCCAACAGTATTGATTATCAAAAGTATTTAGAACAAAATATAATGAGACTTAACTATAGGTCTTTTTTACAAGTAGTATTGTTAGGCTCATCATCTTATGAACCTTTTATGAAAATGAAACCTAGGTACAGACGAGAGGTTGTAGAAGAAATATTAGACATAAGAGTATTCGGACTTATGGATTTAATATTAAGAAGTCAACAATCAGACCTTGCAAAAAAGGTAATAGAAATGAGGCACCGTTGTGATCTCATACAAACCAAGTATGAAACAGAGTTAAATCACTTCAATGCTATCTCCGACCTTAATATGAACGACCTAGATGGTAAGAAACAGCTTATTGATCAAAACAAACAAGATAATAATACATATAGTAAGAAGATAGAAGAATTAAATGAGAAGATAGGATATCATAAAGAAGAAGTGGCAGAGAAAGGCAAGGTAGAAAAGAAAGTAAATCAGTTATCTAAACTAGAAGCTAAGATTGAAACTAACTTATCTACACACCAAAAGTCATTAGAGTTTTTTGAAAACAATGATAACTGTCCTACTTGCACACAACCTATTGATCACGAGTTTAAAGGTAATAAGATAGAGGCAACCAAACAAAAGATTAAAACTCTACAAGAAGGCATGAACGAATTACTAACAGAGATTACCAATACAGAGATTAAATTAACTGAAATGAATAAGGTATCACAAAAGATAAACGAATTGAATATAGATATATCTAAATTTGAAACGTCTTTAGATGAAATTAATAAATTCAGTAATAGAATACACGAAGAAATTAAACTATTAGAAAACAAACAAGTTGATGGTAAAGAAATTAAACAACATCTAGAACAATTAAATTTAGATTTAGAAGAAGGTAAAATAGAAAGAGATAGAATAATAGAACAAAAGAGTTACGTAGACATATTAAGAACAATCTTAAATGACAAGGGTGCTAAGGCACAGATTATACGTAAGTATGTTCCTATTATGAATAACTTAATCAATCAACACTTACAAGCTATGGACTTCTTTGTATCTTTTCATTTAGATGAGGAGTTTAATGAAACTATAAAGAGTAGATTCAGAGACGGCTTTAACTATAATAACTTTAGTGAGGGTGAAAAAATGAGAATAGACCTTGCATTATTATTTACTTGGAGACACATAGCTAAAATGAAAAACAGTACCAATACCAATTTATTAATACTAGATGAAATTTTTGATGGTAGTTTAGATGGTCAAGGTACAGATGATTTCTTTAAGATTATAACTCAACTATCAAAAGAAAATATCTTTATTATATCACACAAAGGAGATATAATGTTTGATAAATTTACAAATATAATTAAGTTTGAAAAATATAAAAACTTTACAAGACTACAACAAGCATAAGGAGAAAATATGGGCAGTACTCAAAAAAACGTGATGAAAAAACCTAAACAAAACATGACTAAAATATCGGCTAGAGATAATAAACAAAGTCCGAAATACGAGGAGAAAGTCAAAGAAGAAGTAACTGAAACGGTTGTTGAACCTAAACATAAAGATTATAGTAAAACTAAAACATATAGTCTAATACCACCTAGGGATCCTAGAATACAATCAGCAATAGCACCTTTCAGTGATGATATGTTAAAGGAACATGGTCTTAAAGATAGAAAAGAATTAGCGGAACAGATGTTTGCTACTATGAGAAAATATGGTGGCATAGGTTTAACTTGCAATCAAGTTGGTTTACCTTTCAATATGTTCGTAATAGGTGACCACCCTCATATAGAAGATGGTTTAAAAATGGCATGTTTCAATCCTATGATAATAACACAAGGTGAGGAAAAAGTAGTGATGAAAGAGGGTTGTTTAACCTTTCCTTTTGTCTTCTTATCTATTACAAGACCACGTAAAGTTATTGTAAAGTATGAAGATGAAGATGGTAAACTACAAGAAGGACATCTAGATGGTATGATCAGTAGAGTATTCCAACATGAACACGAACATACTTTAGGTAGAAATTTTACAGAGGGACAGAGTAAAATGAAACTAGACTTGGCATATAAGAAAGCTGGAAAACAGATGAAAGCTTATGAAAAACATAAGAAAGCCATGGAAAAAGTAGATAATAGGATGATTCCATAGTAGGCTTGACATTGAGGAAAGTTTATGATAGGATTACATTATGACAGCAGTACCGAAAGAAGACTTTGATATACACGCCAAGCAAGATTTAGAAGGCGTTGAAAGAAAGTGGAAACAGTTTCAAGAAGAAAACGATATTGAGGCTCTTGAACAAGTAGACGAGAGAGTACTTACAGAAGCTATTCAAAAAGATTTAGGATACGTGTCAAAGATGACAGTACAAGAGTATACCCTATTTCAAAAGTGGCAAGAAGTACATAGAAAATTCCCTACAACCGAATCAACTACATTGTATGGTACTGAAAAAATACTAACATCACCTGAACAAAGAACTCAAATAGATACAGTTAGAAACAATATCTGGATTCCCGAATCACCTGAAGATTATGATAAGTTAGAACCTGTATTAGAATTTACAGATGATAGTACAAAGAATTTCAAAGGCAAAGCAGTAAGAACAGCCAAACTATCAGAGAACTGGAATACATTAAGAACTTTCTTATCTACTATGAAAAACAATAGTAATATTGGTAGACAACTATTCTTTAATGTAAACGATAATAGATCAGGTAAACATTTAGGTGTCATTTGTATATCTGGTGACTTCATGGATTTAACACCTAGAGACAGTGCTATTGGTTGGGACAGACAGAGTAAAACATTTGGTGGTATGATTAATCATACAGCAATTGGTTCTTCTATTGTACCTACACAACCATTAGGTTACAGTTATACAGGTGGTAAACTATTAGCATATCTATGTTTATCAGATGAGGTACAGAAATTATGGCATGACAAGTATGGCGACAAGTTAGTAGGAGTTACTACAACATCTTTATATGGTAAGGCGAAAGCAAACACTTTAAGTCAATACGATGGCTTAAAATATTGGAAACGTATGGGTTTCACTATGGGATCTGTTTCATATGAACCACAACCAGCAACTAAAAAACTAATTAAACAATGGTTAAAGAAAAACCATACTAGAAAATACTTTGAATGGTATGAAGCAACGAGAGCCAATGGCCAACCATTAAAAAGAGATCATAAGAATAGATCGTATATGTTTACCTATTCTAAAATGGGTATAGAAAAATCTTTAATCAAAACAGACCATGCCAGAGGTATCTATTTTGCAAGACTATTTGAAAACACTTATGAGTATTTAAGAGGCGAAGTAAAAGATGATGGTCTTATTAAACGATTCGATTCATCTACAGAGGCATTAGTCAAAGTATGGAAACAAAAACATGCTTCAAAAAGAATTAAAAACCTATTAGCAACTGATAGGTTCTCCAAAGAATCACACTTCTATGATGATTTGATATACTTGGATTGGGAAGAGTGCAAGGAAAAGTACTTAAATCAAGTCGGAAGATAACGAATCAAACAAGAAAATGTAATGTTCTCATTATGTTCTTTCAATAAGCAAGTAACCACAACGAATTATATGGCTTGACTTTCCTGTCTTTTCCATATAGGATAAGTGTATATGAAAAATAAAACCACTACAAAAATTAGCCTTGATCAAAAAAGTCAACTTGCTAAACTTATCGCTACAGAGAATATATCAATTCAACATAACAATGTTAAGACAGCTTCATTTGATGTTAAGAATAGAGTACTAACACTACCTATCTTTAAAACTAAAAGTGCTGATGTATATGACATGTTAATCGCCCATGAGTGTGCTCATGCTTTATTTACTCCTTACGGAAAATGGTCTAAAATAAATGATGATGAGTTAAGAGCATACATCAATGTATTAGAAGATTGCAGAATAGACAAAAAAATTCAAACAAGATATGAGGGTGTAGTTAAAAACTATATCAATGGTTTTGATATCTTAAACAAAGCAAATTTCTTTGGTATTAAAAACAGAGATATGGACAAAGACTTTATGTTGATTGATAAGATCAACGTATTTTACAAGTCATCTAAAAGACTTAAAATTAATTTTACAACTGCTGATAATAAATGGTTAGCAAAAGTTAATTCTCTTACATCATTTACTAGTGTAGTTAAGTTAGCAAAAGAAATGTTAGCTTGGCAGAAAAAAGATATTAAAAGTAAAGAAAAAGATTCAGATTTTTCTGGTAGTAATTTAGATAAGTTATATAAACTTGCTGATAAACATATCAAACCAGGTGAGTCTAAAGATGGCGAAGAAGAAAAGAAAGAAGAATCTTATGCTGAAACTGAAAGTAAAGATGAAGTAAAAGAAGAAGATAACAAAGTAGAATCAGACTCAACTAATTCAGCACCTGACCACGGTAACGGTGCCGATGAGGGTGAAGCTGGTTACAATTTAGATTCTAGAAAATTTATTGCTGTTACTGATCAAACATATGAAAAGAATAGAGAAAGTTTAACTGATAGAACATGTGACTATAACTATGTTAATCTACCAGATGTTAATTTGAATAAAGTTATTGTTTCTAATAAAACCTTTCTATCTGAAATGAGAGAATACATCGCTAGTGAAAGAAAGCATTATGCTAGTACACACGAATATTTAATGTGGTTAAAAAATGACTACAAAAAATATATCAAAGATAACATGAAAACAGTTAACTATCTTGTTAAAGAGTTTGAAATGAAAAAAAGTGCTACAGCATATAAAAGAGCTAGTACTGATAAAACTGGTACTATTGATCCTTTAAAATTAAAAGATTACAAATTCAGTGATGATATATTTAAAAGATTAACTATTATACCTACAGAGAAGAATCATGGTATGATGATGTTACTTGATTGGTCTGGTAGTATGGCAAACGATCTTAAAAAGACTATTGATCAATTAATAAATTTAGTTATGTTTTGTAGAAAAATCAATATACCTTTTAAAGTATATATGTTTACTACTGAATATTCTTGGAAACAAGGTCTAGATAAGTACAATCAATCAACAAGTAAATCTGTATGGAAATACAAATCTGGTGACATGTATTTAGAAAACTTTAATCTAGTTGAATTAGCAGATCATAAATCAAAGAAAAAAGATTTAGAAGAATCTTTAATGTATGTTTACAATATGGGTTTATGTTATGATAATAGTATTAAAAATTCTTTCTGGAGTAATGAAAAAGCTTATGAAGGTAGTAGATTTCATATGCCTAACCAATACAATCTTGGTACTACACCTCTTAACGAAGCATTAGTTACGTGTCTTAAAATAGTTCCCATGTTTAAAAGAAAATACAACGTAGAAAAAATGACTTTCATTACCCTAACAGACGGTGGTGCAAATTATACTGGTGAAGCAAAAGTTATATTAGGTGAGAACGGTCTTACCAGAAAACATAAAGATGAGTGTAGAACTGGTGCCGTTGATAAGAATGCACCATATGTACCAGTTAAAACAGTTATCAAAGTTGGTAAAAGATCATATGTTAATGAGGACAGTAGAGAAGGACTTACCAATTTGATGTTAACATTAATTCAAAAAGAACACGGTATTAAAACAATTGGTTTCTATGTTCTTAAACAAATCAAGTGGTGGGATATCAGTAGCTATGTTAAAAACTTTAAAAGTTATGAACACAGAAATGATATGATGAATAAAATCAAAGCCACTTTTCAAAAAGAAAAAGCAGTACTAGTACACAACAAAGGTTACAATAAGTACTTTCTTCTTAACGGTAAATCAATGAAAGTTCAAAATGCTGATCTATCAGCGATTACAGATGATTCGAAAACTGCTTCAATTAAATCAGTATTCAGTAAGAGTATGAAAGGAAGAATCACTTCCAGAACGGTATTAAACAAATTCATAGAGGAGGTTGCTTAAAAGGTAATGGTATCAACGCTTCTTTTAGGCTTGCTTTCTATGACAAATCCTGATAGGATAAAGGATAAAAACAACGTAACAAAAGGATAACACTATGTTAAACACTAAACAAACGCAATTCGTTGAACATGCTTTCGCAATGTTTAAAACAACAGAATTGACAGTAGACCAATTGAAGGAGGCAAACAAGAAATTTGGTTGCAAGTATGCTCCACAATGGTTAATCAAAAATAAAGATTACAAATTAGGAAAATCTTTGTTTAAACTACCGGTAGACGGAGAAGATATTTCTACTCCTGTTGTATCGCCAGTTAAAAACAAAAAAACGGCAGTTGCTGAGGAGATTAAATCAGAAGCCGCTTATATTGTTTCATCTTTAGTAGGTGATATTGTACCTAAAAAAGATCCAATATTTGTTCCATTTGGTAACTACACAGATGTGAAATCTATTATTAAATCTAATAGATTCTATCCCATTTTCATTACAGGTTTATCTGGTAATGGTAAAACAATGGGTGTAATTCAATCTTGTGCTGAAGCCAAAAAAGAATTAATAAGAGTTAACATAACAATTGAGACCGATGAAGACGATCTTTTAGGTGGTTACAGACTTAAAGATGGCCAAACTGTTTGGCAAAACGGTCCTGTGATTGAAGCAATGGAAAGAGGCGCTCTTTTATTATTAGATGAAGTTGATTTAGCTTCTAATAAAATCATGTGTCTACAACCAATACTTGAAGGATCAGGTGTTTATGTTAAGAAAATTAACAAGTTTGTTAAACCAAAGACTGGATTTAATATCGTTGCTACTGCCAATACAAAAGGTCAAGGTAGTGAAGATGGTAAATTCATTGGTACAAACATTCTTAATGAAGCATTTCTTGAAAGATTTCCTGTTACATTTGAACAGAAATATCCAAGTGTTGCTATTGAGAAAAAAATATTAACAAATACATTAAAGGCGGCTGGTAAAACAGACGCAGGTTTCATCACAAAGCTTACAACGTGGGCAGATGTGATTAGAAAAACCTACTTTGATGGTGGTGTTGACGAGATTATCTCTACAAGAAGATTAGTCCACATAACTCAAGCTTATGCTATATTTAATAATAAAGTAAAAGCAATTCAGATGTGTACTAATAGATTTGAAGATGATACAAAAAATTCGTTTGTAGAGTTATATACCAAAGTAGATTCTGGTTCAAGTGTTGAAGACATTATGGAACAAAATAGACAGGCAGATTTAGCTCAACAATCGGATCTTGGCGAAGACCAAGACGAATCAGACGATGACTCTGATTCAGACAGTGTCTAAAGCTTAGTGTAATCCTTGTGGGTGGTGTAGTGGCCACCCACGTTATAAGAGGATAAATTAATCACTACAGAAAGGAATAATAAATTGTCAAGAGAAAAAGTAATAGAAGTTAGAAATAATAATATAGAACAAGCATTACGTGTGATGAAAAGAAAATCTATTAAAGATAACTTTTTAAAAGTGTTCAAAGAAAAACAACACTTTGAAAAACCATCAGATAAAAAAAGACGTAAGCAAAAAGAAATGATTGCTAATGCAAAAAAGAACAAGAGATTAAGAGAAAAATTTTTATAATTTAGTTATTTAACGCTTGTGTTTGATATATATATATTATGGTTGAGGCTGCTCGTAAGCCCTTAACAGCGTTAAAAAAGAAGCATATAGTGGGCTTCTTTATGGTGTTTTGTTAGTTTCATCTTTAATAAAAAACTAACACTTATAGATATTCACTAGGGAACTGGTAGGGATCCTCAGCCTAGTGAATTTCTATAAGTA